TCACCGTGACATCCCCGACATGTCACAGCTCACCCCCGGTGAGGTGTACATGGTCCACGACACCATCACGCGGGTCACGTGGGGACAGGCTTCGATGAAAGACCGGCACGACGCCATCGAGCGGTACCTGGCGACCGCGGAAGGAGTAGGTGAGGAGGACGGAAATAATGCGGATGCGTGAAGAGGACCTTATACCGCTGGGTGACCTGCTGTCGGTGATCACCGGTGTGCCCCCGTCGCGGCTCGCCGGGTTCGTCGTCATGATCGGCGTATTCGAAGAGGACGAAAAGCCGGGCGGGCGGCTGATCGCGTCGACGCCGAATCTGCGAACGGTGGCTCACATGCTTGAGATCGCCGGGGCGCAGGTTCAAGACGAGCTAGATAAGCTTTCCGGTCTGTCATGATCCCGAGCACCGCCGAGCTGCTGCTGCGTGCGGACTGGGAACGGCCCCGCACGCGACAGCGGTCCCTCGGTGTCAGCGACCTGGGCGGGTGCCGTCGCCGTGCCGGGTACCAGGTTCACGGATACCCACCGGAGAAACCCAGCGGCAGTGTGCAGGCAGTCATCGGCACGGCTGTGCACGACGCTGTCGACGCTGCCCTCATGAAAATGCGTGACGAGGGGCTGATCCCTGCCACCTCAATCATTAATGAGGAAGTCCGGTTCGGCGGGGTCATCGGCCATCCGGATTTGTATGTGCGGCCGATGCTCCGTGACGTTAAGACCGTCGGCTACGACTTGCAGGTGGCGAACTACCGGCTGAACGGGCCTCCCCGGCGCCACTTGTGGCAGGTCATGGTCTATTCAGCGGCTCTGATCGTGCAGGGCCTGCCCGTCGAGGAGGTGCAGCTAGATTATCTCGTCCGCGATTCGGGGAACACATGGCTCTGGTCTGGACCATTCGAGTACGAGCGGGTGTCCGAGGCGATGCAATGGCTCGCCCAGATCCGGGAAACCCCGCTCGAATGGCTCAGCCGCGATTTCGCCCCGGATTCGGCGCAGTGCCGTCACTGCCCGTTCTCGGAGAGGTGCTGGGAAGGTCACGTGGTCGACCGGGACAAGCGATCCGTATTCGTGGTCGAGGACCAGGACGCTATCGGGTGGGCGCGGAAGCTTGAGGACGCGCGGGAGCGGCGGCGGAAGGCTGAGCAGGATGAGGCGCTGGCTAAGGGGGCGCTGGACGGGTTGCGGCCAAACGGGCGGGGCCGCGGCGAGGTCCAGCTCGAGGGGTTCCCTTACCTGCTCCGGTGGACGGTGAGCGGCCGTAAGTCGCTGGACACCGACGCTGTCCGCGAAGACTACGCGCGGGCGGGCGGGTCGCCGCCGCTGCGTGAGGGTGAGTCAGTGAAGCTGGAGCTCGTCGCCCCAAAAGATTTACCCATGTTTTCCGGCCGGACCGGCTGCTGGGCTGGCTGTGCGTCATGTGCGGGGTTCAGGGTGACATGGCGGTCATTTACGACCTGGACCATGCTGGTGACTGTCCCGGCTGGGTGCAGCCGGCGTCCGGGTGGCTGTTACTTGAAGTTGGGGATGATGTCGATGGCGACGTCGTCCTGGCGGCGGAACGAGCAGCCGTCGTAGTTCGCGGGGAAACTCAGCACCACCTTCGGCTTGGACGTGGTGAGGACGACGTCTTTCACGTCCCACACGTTCTTCGTGGAGTGCAGGGCGACGCGGATCTTGATCTGGGCGCCGGAACCCATGCGGCTGACGTCGGCGCAGAAACCCATCGCGGTGTACATTTTCGGGAACGAGAACCCGACATCCGGGCTCTTTTCTGCCGTTGACCCGGGCGGGATGACTACCATTCCCTCTTCCTCTTCTTCTGGTGGCGGCGGCACGGTTACTGACCCGCCGCCTTGCGCGGCCCATTCCATGACCTTGTCCATGGGGAACCCGGTGCCGCAGTCGTGGTGGCCGCTGCCCCACGACCCGAAATTCACGTGCTGGCAGACCCCGCGGACGCTGGGGTTCTGCGCTTCTGAATTGTTCAGGACGCGGAGCGGTATCCCGTATTTGGATGACATCCACGCGACCCACGACGCGGCGTTACGGAGCAGGACACCCTGCTCGTTCAGCCATTTGTCCCGCGACCAGGATGCGTACGAGCACATTTCCAGGGACAGGCAGTAGTCGTTAGCGTTTCCCTGCGTCCACGCCTTGTGCTGCTCGTACACGTACGCGCCGAGGGTGTCCGGTTTCACGTTGTCCGCGCCGTGATGGGAGGAGCAGCCCGCCGACGGGTTCGCGAACCAGGACCCGAGGGACTCGACGGTCATCGCACCCTCGGTGGTGTGCAGCACGATCTTGTTATACGGGCCGCGTGAGCTGGAGTAGTTCGGGGAGGGTATCCAGATCTCACGCACGGCGCAGGTGCTCCAGGTAGCGGGACACGCGGTCCCGCAGCCGCGGGGTCATCGGCTTGGTCATCGCCCACGGCTCCGCAGGTTCCTCCGCGGGTTCGGGGGCCGGGACGCGTTCCTCGAAGTCGAGCAGCCCCGCGTCGTGGTCCGCCGAGTCGAACGTCTCACCGGCCCTGATCAGCCGTTTCTCCGCCCGTTCGGCACGCAGCTCGCCCATCGGCCCTCCTCGTTGCGTGGGAGGGATTTGAACCCGTCGTCCTCTGGGTTATGAGCCCAGCGAGCTACCGAACTGCTCCACCACGCAGGCCCACCCTACCACCGTCACGGCGACCGGTCAGGGTCCCACGTCAGGTCGTCCCAGCCGGGGAACGTCAGGAGCAGCCGGAACATCGACCCGTTCGCGAACCAGGTGTGGTCGAGGATCTCACCCTTGCGCGTGTCGTCTTTCAGCTCGATCATGGCGTGAAAGACCGACGGGTCGCGGCTGGCATGCCGGGCGGACCACGTGACCCCTTCGGGGGTCATCAGCCACGCTGCGACGTCAGTCATTCCCGTTCCGGCATGGGAAGCTGACCGGCCCAGGCCCAGGGGCGGAGCCGTTCGCCGAGCAGGTCGATGGCCTCATCGTCGGTGGCCGCCTCGTCGCGGGGAATCAGGACCGTCACTTGAATTTCCCAGGTCTTTTCCTCACCCATTTTTCAGCTCGCATTTCTTGCAGGGGCACCGCCCGGTGGCGTCCATATAACTACACCACGAACGTATGCCTTTCGTATTGATGTCGTGGAGCAGGACGGCGTGGCCGCACCGGCAGAGTTTCCGCACGGCCGCGACATAGGCCAGAGCCCCAGGTCCGCCGCTGAGCTTCTGCTGGTCGGGTGCCAGGGCGCGCTGAGAGCGTGCCCTGGCCTCAGCGTAGGCGTCCCTGCCGTGAGACATGGGCTGTGAGCCTGGCATGCTTAGATTCCATCACAGCGTTGTATTATAGTGTCTGATACCGGCAAGTAGCAACAGGAACAAAAAAACCACCCATCCGGGCCCTTGAGGGCCCGGATGGGTGGGCGTAGGTTGGGGGAGCCGAGCGTCGCCCTGCTCCCCTGCCCCGCTCCCCCGGAAAGCCACCCGCAGGCCCGTTCCGGAGGTGGCCACCAAAGGGAAAGGACGAAAGCTCTGGTGACCATGCAACACGTCTCGTTACAGGAGGCTACATGTCACGTAACTACGTAACAAGGAGTCTTACGTGTCAGTAACCGACGGTATACCAAATCCGGCAATCCTGTCCACCGCGGCGCGTGAACACGGGGCGTCGACGTGATGGTGTATGCGCAGCTCGACAACCGGTTCCACGACCACCCCAAAGTGCTCGCCCTGCTAGAGCACGACGACGGGCTCGCCGCGATCGGGCTCTGGACCCTCGCCGTCACGTGGGCGCACAGCCACGCAGACCTCAGCTCACCCGGAAACGCCGGGCGCATACCATCCTCGCTGCCCCGCCGGCTCGGCGGGACCGAGGACCTGGCCAAGCTTCTCGTCGCTGTCGGGCTGTGGGAACCGACACCGGACGGGTGGATGATCCACGACTTCGGCGGCCGTCAGGACCTCACCGGCTGGCAGATCAGGTCAGACAAGGCACGGCTGGCAGCACGCACACGATGGGATGCTCGGAGCAATGCTACGAGCAATGCCAACGGTAATGCTCCGAGCAATGCACAATACAGTACAGAACAAGAACATATAGGTGGTTGCAAACCTGATGCTCCGAGCAATGCTCCGAGCAATGCTCCGAGCATCGACGGGCAAGACACCCTCTGGGCAGGCATCACCGCAGACGGCGAAGAGGTCATCCTCCGTGAAAACACGGAGGCCAAACGAGACAAGTCTCGCGGAACCCGCCTGTCCGAGCAGTGGGCCCCGTCCCCCCAGCTCTACGCGTGGGCAAAATCCGAGTTCCCCGGTGCAACCGAAGAGTGGCTGTGGGACCAGACTTCACGGTTCAGGGATTACTGGCTCGCCCAGGCCGGTGCCCGCGCCAGGCACGTCTCATGGGACCTCACGTGGAGAAACTGGATACGGAAAGCGCGGGATTACGCGCCGCGGAACCGGCAGGGACCAGCCGAACGGTGGGACTAACGTGGCCAGCGACGAGATACTGGACCGCGTCCTCGGCAGCCTGGACGGCGTCCGCTCCCAGTACGGCTACTGGATTGCGTGCTGCCCCGCCCACGATGACAGCACCCCGAGCCTGTCGGTCACCGAGGGGAAAGAGCAGCCGGTCATCCTGAAATGCCACGCCGGGTGTGATCCTGCGGACATTCTCGCGGCGATCGGGATGAGCCTGCCCGACGTATCCGTCCCGCGGGACGAGCAGCCACGTGGTGAGTGGACACCTCACGGCGATGCATCCGAGGTCTACAAGTACGCCGACGAGGATGGACAGCTGCTCTACGAGGTTCTCCGCGTGCCCCAGCCCGGCGGCAAGAAGCTGTTCTCGCAGCGCGTCCCCAAGCCGGGCGGCGGCTGGAACTGGCGGCTGGGAGACACCCGGCGTGTTCTGTACCGGTTGCCGCGGCTGCGCCACGCCATCGAAGCCGGCGAGATGATCTACGTCGTGGAAGGCGAGAAGGACGTCCACGCGATCGAGCGCACCGGTAACGTCGCGACCTGCAATCCGGGCGGAACAGGCGGCGGATGGCGAGATGAATATTCCGAAGTCCTCCGCGACGCGATCGTCGTCATTGTCGCGGACGCGGACGTGCCGGGCCGCAAGCACGCACGGCGCATCGCGAAAAGTCTCGTCGGCGTCGCGGCAGCGGTGGAAATACAGGAACCCGCCGAGGGCAAGGATGTGTCAGACCACCTGGCTTCCGGCAGGACCCTGGCCGAGCTGGTTCTCACCTACGAAGGCGAGGTCGCAGCACCGGAACTGGCCGTCGACCTGACCGTATTCGTCAGGCAACCTGACCCGCCCCAGTTCTGGGTCATCCCCGACCTGATCGAGCGGAGTGACCGGATTATCTGGACCGGCACGCCAGGGTTGGGGAAAACGATGGTCACCCGGCAGATAGCCATAGCCGCAGCCGCTGGCGTCCACCCATTTCAGCTTCACAAGATCCCCCGGCAGCGGGTCCTGTTCATCGACTGCGAGAATTCGGTACGACGGTCCAAACGGAAATTCCGTGACCTGGTCGGCGTGTGCGAACGGCTGCATTTCCCGTTGCAGCCTGGCCAGTTCTGGCTCGTGCACCGTCCTGGCGGCATCGACGTCACCAAGGGAGACGACGCCGAGTTCGTCCTCGAGCGGGTGACGGCGTACAAGCCTGACCTGCTCGTCGTCGGGCCGCTGTACAAGCTTCACGCGATCGACGCGAACGAGGAGATTTCCGCTCGTGCCATCACTCACGTTCTTGACCTGGCGCTGGGAATCAGCCAGTCCGCGCTGCTGGTAGAGGCACACGCACCCCATGGTGACCTGCTACGCCCGGCTGGTTCCGGACTTTTCACCCGATGGCCGGATTTCGGGTACGGCATGCGGATGGCTGACCAGAACCAGATGCACCCGCGGCGGAACGTCAAGGTGGAGGCGTGGCGCGGGCCGCGCGACGAGTATGAGTGGCCAGAACGGCTCGTGTGGGGCAGGCGGCCGGAAGAATTCCCGTGGGTGGACCCGTCATCAGAGGGTCGTACAGTCCATCCGCCGCAACGTCAGCCCGCGCTGATGGGCAACACCCGCGCGGACCTCATCGGAGGCAATCATGATGATTAGCAGCAAGCTACCCGACGCCTGCCAGAATCACTTCCCAGGTGATTTCCCGGCGGTCCACCCGTACCAGGTCACCCCCGAAGGGGTGAGCCTCCGCGCTGAATACTCCTGCCCGTTCTGCGGGATCAAATGGACATGCTGGTGGGACGCGAAAGCGGCAGGATGGCCCACCCGGTCATGAACGTCCTCTCGCTGTGCAGCGGCATAGGCGGCCTAGATTTGGGCCTGCAGTGGGCAGGCATGAAAATCGTCGGCCAGGTGGAGATCGACCCCTGGTGCCGTGGCATCCTGGAGAGACACTGGCCGGAGGTGCCGAAACATGACGACGTGCGAACCGCTGTGCCCTGGTGGTGGGGAACCGGACGAAGAGCTGACGTTGTTTGCGGCGGGTTCCCTTGCCAGCCCGTCTCCGTCGCGGGTAAAGGGGAGGCGCAGAGTGATCAACGGTGGCTCTGGCCTGACTTCGCGCATGTGGTTCGCCAGCTACGACCCCGGTACGTGGTCGTGGAGAATGTTCCAGGGCTGCTTGGACGGGGAATGGGTGACGTTCTCGGGGACCTGGCCCGTCTCGGGTATGACGCGGACTGGGATTGCCTGCCGGCTGCGGCCTTCGGTGCCCCACATCTACGAAACCGGGTCTTCGTCATTGCCTACCCCGGCCGCGAGCGCGTACGGAAGCAACCAGGGCGGCGGGGCGGGCCGGGAGGGTCAGCCGTCGCGGCCGTCGCTGGAAACGATGGCGAGGCACGACCTGTGGCCGACCCCGAAGGCCAGCGCGGCGAACTACGGGCAGCCCCGGGACAACGACCGCGGGGACCTGCAAGCGGAAGTGCTCCGCCGCATGTGGCCGACCCCGACCGCGTCCGACGGGACCGGGGGGAGGGTATCTTCCGACCCTGGCGGCCTGCGCCCGTCGGGGAAGAAGAAGCACGTCACGCTCGCGACCGCCGCGAATCACTGGCCGACCCCGACAGCGTCCTGCGTCGATATCGACACGATGGAACGGCAGCGGTACTCGAGGGAGCAGCTGGGCCAGATGCGGGACGATGGGCAGCCCTACGAAACCCAGGCTTCTGGGATGCTGAACCCCGCATGGGTAGGGTGGCTGATGGGGTTCCCGGCAGGATGGACCAGCTGCGAGGACTCGGGAACGCGGTAGTCCCGCAGGTCGCCCGGTATGTCGGGGAGCTGATCATGGAGGACGCGCGGTGCGGGTCCTGGTGACGGGGAGCCGGGACTGGCCTGACCGGGGGGTCATCTCCCGGGCGCTCCGGGAGGCGTGGGTGGTGAACCCGCCGGGTGAGGAGTTCGTGGTCGTCCACGGCAAGTGCATGACCGGTGCGGACAAGATGGCCGAGTACGTCGCGCGGAAGAACGGGTGGACCCTCGAACCGCACCCCGCCGACTGGAAGCGGTACGGGAAGCCCGCCGGGTTCCGCCGCAACATCGAGATGGTGAAAGCGGGCGCGGACGTGTGCCTCGCATTCATCAAGGACGCGTCCCGCGGGGCGACCCACTGCGCGCTCGCCGCTGAGGAAGCGGGGATACCAGTCCGGAGGTTCGAATGCTGACCGACGCTGACAGGCTGCTGGCGCGGCTGCGGAACAGCCGGAAATGCCCCCGGTGCGGGGAATGGTTCCTGTGGGAGGACTACGTGGAGCACGCCTGGTGGGAGGATTCACGGGAAACGTTCCGGGGTCGTCTTGCTGACTGACGAGCAGATCCGGGAACGGGACGGGGACCGGTGCGCCCGCTGCGGCGGGAACGGCGGCGGGCTTCATATCCACCATAGGTGGATGCGTTCGGCCGGCGAGAACGAGAGCGCCTGCAACCGGGTGACGCTGTGCGCGTACTGCCACCGGTGGGTCCACTACAACCCGTCCCAGGCCCTCGAGCAGGGGTGGCTGATCTCCCGGTACGCCGACCCGGAGACCGTGACCGTGGAGCATACGATGTGGCCCGCAGGCCCGATCCTGCTCCTCGACGACGGCGGGATCGAGATCTGGCAGCCACCGGAATAGGCGCGCACCTGGCCGTGCATGGTCTGGGCGGTTACCCGCCGTATGTGGCCTGGGCCAGGTGCGCACGTCTGTCAGAAGTGCCGGACCGGGCAGCCTCTGTTCCAAAACTTAAGAGCCCATGGTTCGCGTTTGCCACCTATTGCGGGTGTCCAGGTCCACGTGCACAGACAGTGTGCGGGTGGGTGTTCTGCGGTTTTCCCGGGCGCGAACGGGGGTGGGAGCTTGAGGGGCAGGGCGATGACGTTGGTCATGAACGGGGGCTGGGTGGGGTGTGTCATGCGTTCACTCCTGTGGTAGCGCGGGCGGCGGCGTCTCGTTCGGCAGCGCGGGCGTCGACGGGGCTCATCCCGGCGTGCGCGGCGGATGTGAGGCAGCGGAGCGCGATGAGGACCTCGTGTTCGGTGCTGAGTTTCAGCATGGTGCCGTCGGACAGGGTGAGGCCGAGCATGGTGGGGGTGTAGTCGGCGCGGCGGATTCTCTTCTCGTTGAGCGCGATCTGCACGCGGAATTTGGAGAGCGGGCTGAGGGATAGCGCGGTGCTTGGCATGGATTCCTCCTTCCATAAGAGTATCATGCTGTCTGAAAGTGCTGCAAGAGAGCCCTTTACCGTATTAGCCGGTATCATAGAATGATGGATATCACAGACGTCGAGCGTGCCGCGCTCGCTGACCCAGAGGTAATGGCGGCCGTGAACGCGTCGCGGTCACCCGTATCCCGCCCCGGCATCGGGATCGCCATCGACCGGCGGAAACTCAAGCAGCTACGCGAAGCCGCGCTCCTCGAGCGGATCGACCTGTCCGACCTCACCAAGCACACCGAGCTCTGCCAGATAGCCGCCGCCAACGGCATCGACGGCTACTCCGGCATGGACAACGACGAGCTGACCGCCGCCCTGGCAGCCAGAGGCGTCCAGCTGCCCCGCCACGTCGGGATCAGCCGCGACGCCATCGCGAAAATCGAGAACGGCGACCGCCTCAGACCCAAGATATCGACGCTGAGAATCCTGATCGACACGCTGAACGTCGCGCTCGCCGACCGTGGCGAGCCGCCCATCAGCATTCGTGACCTGTACGCTGGGCCAGATGACGGGGAACAGGACCCCGTCGACGCGGGCACGGAGGACGAGCCAGCATAGTAACCAGCGGCTCCCGCTCCCCCGGAGGCTGACCGTGACATCCCCGACCCCCATCGACGGGCTCGTTTGGTCATATTACCAATTGGGCTGGTCGACGCGGCGGATCGCCGGTGAGGTCAACACCAGCCAGGCTTCCGTCGTGCGGATACTGGAACGGCTCAAGAAAGACCCCCCTGATCCTGCGACGGTCGTCATGAACTCCACCCCCCCGGGGGGAATGCCCGCGGTGCGCCAGTTCCCCCTCCGCTGGGACGACGAGGAAGCACGCGGCGTGCCCCGCCATGTCCGGTACGGCACCGTCGCCCTGTTCGTGCTGACCCTCCTCCTCCTCGGCGCTCTGGCCGCCACCCTCATCGCCGCCGGCGGGGGTTTCATCGCCCGCGGGAAAACCGGCCCGGCAGGACCCCCGGGTCCCGCTGGAGCAGCCGCGCCGGAGCGCATGTTCGAGCTATGCGTCCGCTACTCCACGTTCAGCGGTGCCGTCGTATCCCTGACCGCCCCCGACAAGCACGGCAGCTGCGGGACCGCGACCCTGATCCGGGTGCCGGGATGAGCACCGCCCGGCACGCCGAAGCGAAACAGAACCTGCCCGTCAGCCGCGTCGAGTGCCGGTTTGTCTATGAGGGTGAGGTCAAGGGTGAGTGGGTTCCGCTGCTCGAAGCCATGCGGCTCTGGATGACACCCGCCGAGGGCCGTACCGTCGACCGGGTCGAATTCAACGAGAGGCAAGCATGATGTTCGTGCTGACGACCGTGAACTGTGCCGTGCTCATCCCCGTGTCCAACCTGAAAGGCGGCAAGCGCGGACGGTAGTGGCCTGGCTCAGGGGCTTAGCGGCATCCGTGCCCAAGGAGAGGACGGCCAGGTTAGTGCCCGCCCGGTCACTGCAGTGGCCGGGCGGGTCTCCCCGTAACTCAGTCGCCGCCGGGAGGCTGGAGCCGGAACGCGCCGGCCCCCTTGAAAACCTCCTCGTTGACGATGTACGCGTACCCCGCGACCGCCACGGCAATCAGCGGGGCGAACACAAGCCACGGCACCCACCCCCGCCCAGCGGCCCGCTGCCGGGAAACCCACCGTCGCACCCGTGGGACCCGGAGGATCAGCAGGGGCAGGCTGACCGCGGCCAGCTGGTACAGCCGCTGATGCACCACCGGGGTCCCGTCCGGTGCGGTCGACGGGCCGTCCGTCCCGTGCTGGACGCCGAACCCCTCGAGCAGCGCCAGGTGGACGGACAGCAGGAACCACACCAGGTAGGTGAGGCGCTGCAGCTGCTTCCAGTACCGGCCCAGCAGCCGCATCGAGTAGTTGTTCGCCGTGACCAGCAGCGGTGTCATGACCGCGACCATCATCAGCCCGGCGAGCAGGAACGTGTGCCCGGCCAGCCGTCCGAGCGGACCCCCGGTGAAATCGGACGTGACCGCGGCTATGGCAGCGTCGGTGATCGCGGTGACCCCCAGGACGATGCCGTACCAGCGGCGCAACGGCACGAACCAGTGCTGCCCGGTCAGCGTGACCGCCGGGGTGACCGCCAGGGTCGCCAGCAGCAGCAGCATCGACGCGGAACCCAGCACATCGGCGTTGACTGATGTCAGCACGCTGGTGTCATCCAGGATGACCGGACGGGCGGTGAAGAACAGCGGTGCCAGCGCCGGCACGCCGAGGAGGATGCACGCGGCGGTTCCGCGGCGGATGTCCGACCCGGCCAGCCGGAACGTCCGTGCCATCCACGCGTCCACGCCCCTGCGGCGCTCGCTCGTGCGGAGGATGACGGTCCGGTTGCTGGTTTGTGTCACGGGGTGGCCGCCGGGGTCGCGCCGGTCCCCGCCGGGCGGAACACGAACTGGCCGTACCCGTTCGCGTGCAGCTCCCCCGCCCCGGTCCCCGCCGCGAAAGCCACCAGGACAGCCAGCGACACGACGACCGCCCGGGCGGGACGCCGCTGCCGGGGGGTCACCGCAGCCTCATCGCGTAGAATGAAACGGCCCGGACGGCGTTGCAAGCGCCGCTCCCCGGGCCTGACCGCAAGTGAGGTGCGGCTATGCAAACGGTACCGCAGTCATGAAATCTGCGAAGTTCCGTGATCCTGTATACAGGGCTAACCATCGGCTTTTGCACCGCATTCGCGGTAAAGCACGTGATCATGAATGCAGCCGCTGCGGCGTTCAGGCTGAGCAGTGGGCTCAGCTCCACGACCGTGAAGGATCTGACCCGTGGGCAGACTACGTTCCGATGTGCTGCAAGTGTCATGTGATTTACGACCGTGGCGGTGTGCCGCGTCCTTGGTCGGCTGAGGCCCGCCGTAGGGTCAGCGAGAGTAAAAAGGGCTGGAATCCTCGGCCGGAGACGAGAGCAGCGATGTCCTTCAGTGCTCGCGCCCGGACAGACCGGAAGCGTGACACGCAGACGGGGCGTTGGCTCTCGCCTACCAGACACGGTAAGCCGCAGTAGGAGCATAGTAGCCGTTCCACCCCCTCCACCCGACTGTGGTTCCACTAGAGTGCGCGCCGAACGAGACGTGGTACCAGATCGTGTCCATCTCCATGTGTCCGGTTCCGAACGCGAGGATGTCACCTCTGCGTGCTTGGGATAGCGGTATCCAGTGCACGTGCGGGTTGCCGGGAATCAGGTATGTCGAGTGCGGTAGCCAGATCCCGTCCGCGTTCCCGAAAGCGGCGACGATCAAACCGCTGCAGTCGTAGGCTGGCCCAATGCCTCCATAGCCGTAGGAATGCCCGAGCGCGTGATTCTCAGCCCAGTTCAGCGCCTGGTCCCCGGGTGTTCCTGCGAAAGCCTGCGCGGGGGATGCTGCGAGCATGACGGTGAGGAGGCTGGCCAGCATGACCGCTGGGAGAAGCACCCCCCGCACGATACGGTGACAGGTGCCGGGCCGCTCATAGCCGTATCGGCCGTGAGGCCCAGACCTGTGACGGCGGCCCGGCATCATCCGCACCCGTCGTAAGCATGCCAGGCGGAGTATCCGCTCTGCGCGACTTCCTGACGGAACGCCTGCTGCTGCTCCCCGACGGACGCGTTCTCGGGGAGCCCGCCGTGACCGAGCGCATGCCAGGTGCTCGGCAGAAACTGGTATAGGCCACCAGCCCCGGACGTGGGGTTCACGGCCCGGGAGTTCCCACCGGATTCGCGGGCGATGATGCACGATTCGGTCCCGCCGCCCCCGTGGTAGGTGCTGCTGGCGTATGACCGGTAGTGCCGGGTGCTGCTGACCTGCCGGACGGCATGCCCGCAGGGGACGTCCCAGCCGTCACCGTCGCCGTCCCCGCAGAAATTGGGATCGCCGTAGCTCTTCCCCCGGACCTGGCCTGCGCTGCGGTGGATGGGCCTGGACGGCGCTGAGATGCCCACAGGGCCATCCGCAGCCTTCCCCGCACGGTACAGCCACCCTTCCTGCGGGTGCCACGATGACAGGCTCAGGGTCTCCCCGGCCAGTATGTAGTCCGGGTTGTGGACGCGTGCCTTGTTGACCCACCAGAGGGCGGGCCAGAGGGCTGCTTTCCCGTATGCTGCCTGCGCGATCGTGCTGAGGGTCTGCCCGGGCCTGACCGTCCACGTGCGGGCCGCGTGGTGCGGCGCACTGGCCGTCACCAGCTTGGGCCTCAGCAGGGCCGGGACATCCATGAGCCGGTGCGCCGCTGCGCCCAGCCTAGCCGCCGTGCTGTTTGATGACGCCCCGGCGGGGGAGGGCACCGCCAGGAACGCTCCGGCTGCCACTGCGGAGGTGACGACCGCCAGGACAACTAGCCATCGGGAGTATCGCATCGTACGTCCTTGTCTGAGGAAACGTGCCTCAGGCACAGAAACGTAGCTTGTATACAGCCCAAATGACCCTGAATCACCCCGAATCTTTGCGCCCCAAGCGATTCATGCCGAAAGTGGCCCACCCCTCGTGCGGGGCGGGCCACTCTACGTGCAGCCGTTTCAGCGTGCTCTTCGGGGGTGTATCACGGCGTGTCCTGTGGTTCTGTCACGGCCCGATGACCGCGTTCTGAGACGCCATGTACACGTACCCTGACGCAGGCTGCGGGTACGTCGACGGGGGCACCCCGGTGGTGTGAATCAGGTACTCGGCGTGCGCATCGTTGATCGCCGTCAGCAGCGCATCCGCGTCCGCAGCGGAGAAACCGATACCGACCAGGTCCTGCGAGCTGATCCCGCTGGACCACGAGTACAGGTTCGCGCATTCCAGCAGCGCCGCCCGGAAGTTGGACAGCTTGGTCTGCACGTTGGCCAGGATCTGCGCCTGGGACTGCCCGGTGTCGAACACGGCTACCCTCCGGTTAGTCGAGCGGGATGAGGAACGTGTTGCCGATATTGGTCGTGCTCGACGGCAGCGACGAGGTCGCGATGACCCCGGTCGCCGAGGCGACGGTGAACCGCAGCGTGTTCGGCCACGCGGTCGCGGTCGTCGTGATGAACATCGGGTACGACCGGTCCGCTGTCGGCTTGTAAATGGCCGGGAGCGTCATGATGGTAACGTTTCCGCTGGTCCCGCTGTTGGTGATCGCGATGTCCACGATTATCAGGGCGTTCTCGGCCAGGTTCCTGTACCGGATGATGCCGCCCCACCCGGTCGGCGGGGTGACGTTGTTCCACCCGTCGATCGTGCCGGGGCTGGACGGAACCCAGTTTTTCACCGACCCCACGTACCCGACCGCGACGGAGTGGCCGTACGGGTCGGTACCGTTGACCCCGGACACCGCCGCGCGGAGCGTGGTGGTGGACGGGTCGTAGATCAGCAGCCCCTGCGCGCCCAGGTTGAAATTCGTCCCGTTGAACACGCCGCCGTTGAACACGGCGGCGTTGACGGTGGTCGAGTCGACGATCCCCGCGACGACCGTGCCCGCGGCGATCAGGCTGGCGTTGATCGAGGACGCCTGGATGACGTTCGTCGCGTTCCACGTGATCGCCACCCAGGCACCGTTCTGCCACGTGTTGACCTGGTTCCCCGCAGACGTGTTGATCCACGTGTCGCCGTTCTTGCCGCCCCGCACCGTCCCCGACGACATGACCGAGCTCGCGGTCGGGGTGAAGTACACGTTCACCACGCCTGCTGAGGCTGCACCGAGGCTGGTGACGGTGAACGGGCCGCCGAACCCGCCCGTGTTCACGAACGTGTCCCCCACGCTGATCAGCAGCGACTGCTCCTGGGTGCAGATGAAATACGTCCCGTCAGCGGGCGGGCCCGCGCCGACGGTGAACGTCCAGTCGTACGGGGTCGCAGCACCGGTGAACGTGGTCGTCCCGCCGATCGTCCGGGCGGACAGGGTGGGGGCGAGGGTACTGGCCGGCAGCCCGCCGGCCCCGACCTGCGACCCGGACACTGTCGACCCCACCTGCGACCCGGACGCGACCGAACCCCCGGTGACCTGGTTGACCGTGAACGTGCCCGGCGAGAACGATGTCTCGAACGGCAGCTCGGGGACCGCGTTGAAGCTGATCGTCCACCCTTGCGGTTCCCCCCCGAGGTTCTCCGTGTACCCCCAGGCGAGCTGTTTGGTCGTGCCGCCCCCCGCGAAACCGGGGAGGTTCGACACGGACATGTCATCCCCGATCGTGATGGACGGGACCGAGGAGAACAGGGGCGCGGCCTTAGCCCGGAGGAAATTCACGGTGATGACGGGCCAGCGGAGGTCGTCCACGGACCCCTGGAACAGTTTCTGCTGAGCGATCGCGTTAACCTGCGCGTGGGATGTGGTGCTCGTGTTCCCGGTCGACGCGTACAGGCCGACCCCGTTCGGGGGCGGCTGGACGGACAGCGCACCCGCGGCCAGGACAGCCTGCGCGACATACCCGTCGTAGTTGCTGATGGTGACCTGGTTCCGGACCAGCGCATCATCATACGTCGGGGCGGGCGGGGCACCCAGCACCCCCGCGGAGTAGTCCAGCGTCACGGGGGACGCCTGGTTCTGCATGGACGCGAGGTTCCGGTAGCCGAGCCCGAAACTGTCCCGCAGCTCGTACAGCAGCCCCCCGTCCGTGTCCTCGATGATCTGCAGCACCGACGAAGCGGTCTCGTCAACCTGGGGGCCCATCGCCGCGCCCCCGGACCCGACCGTGGCGAACGGGATGTTCAGCTCGGTGCACAGCCTGCCGAACCGGGCGATCGCGGTCTCGCCCGCGTTCCCGCCGAGCGCGGTCGCCGCTGACACCAGCGACGGGACGACATACCAGATCCCGAACTGGCCGATGGTGGTGTCGGACATGCGGCCCTGGTTGTTGATCTGCACCGACGTGACCGCGAGGATCGACGCGGACGCGTACGTGCCGGTCGCCTGGTCCAGCGCCGCGCCCGCACCCGGTTTGATGATCCGCAGCGCCCACCCGATGTTGCTCCCGGACGGGGTGATCTCCACCGACACCAGGACAGGGACGTTCGTGATTTTCGTCGCGACGGTCCCGTTAAACACGGACGTGCCGCCGAGCGCCTGCGTGTACCCGGCGATGGTCAGCTGGTTCGCGTTGGTCAGCGAGATATCAACCCGTTTGACCGTGCCGCTGGCGAACATGGACGCGACCTGCATCGACGGGAACTGGGCCAGGTTCGAGTCCCCCGCCGGGGGGACCGACATCGCGAACCGCATCACGTTGTTGGTGGGGGTCGCGGCCGAGGACACGTTCGCGGCGAACCGGGCCCCGTTCGGCTGGGGCAGCGCGTCCGACCCCGCGAACGAGGCGCTGTCCGCGCCGAACGACGGCGGGGCGGTCACCGTCATGTTCGTCCCGGTCCCGTCGCCGAGCACGAACGCCGCGGACCCCGTCCCGTCCTCCATCGGCCAGTACGCCGCCGGGTTCGACGTGCCGGTCAGCAGGTACACGTACCGGGTGTACGCCGACCCGATCGGGGTGGCGTTCTGGGATATCCGCCGCCATATCCCCGACGCGGTAATCGACACGGCCACGTCCCGCTGGGAAATGTCCCACAGCGGCGGCCACGACGAGACCTCACCGGTGAACCGGTACCCCGAATACGCCACCCCCGACACGGACGTGGCGTTCACCGACACGCGGACCTGCGCGTTCCGGACAATATTCGGGTAATACGCGCCGCTCGCGTTCCTCGGGGTGAACCGCCCGTCCCGGTTATTCAGGGTGAGGGTCATGGAACTGGACGTGATAGACGACGTCTCATCCACCCGGCCCATCCCCGTGATCGAGATGGGGTCCCGGAGGTACACGTACGCCGTTATGTCGGTCCAGACCGACGCCAGATTCAGCTCAACTTTGATGCCCAGGGCGTTCGGTGGTTTACCCGGAAACGTCGCCACGTCTCACCACCCTTCTCAGTGCCGCCCGAATGCTGCCTGCACGTCCCCGCCGCCGTGAACCCGGACATTGCCTTTCAGCCACTTCAACATGAAAGCGTCGAAGTCGCCGCTGCCGCTGCTCGCGATGGTGATATTCACCGTCGGGGGGGAACCGACCCTCTCGTTCCGGCCCGTCTGGTTCGACGCGAGGGTCAGGCCCGGGGGGAGCCACCCGCCGCGGTCGAATTTCAGCAGCTGCGGTGTCGCGGTGTGCGACGGGCCGAGCTTGCCCGGGTCCCACGGCGGTGAGTACGGCTTGCTGCGGGCCATGGCCTGCAGTTTCGTCAGCGTCCCCTGAAATGCTCTCACCTGGGCCGGTGCCGCACCGGAATGCCCCAGCAGCGCCGGCTGGAGGTTCCCCAGCTCCGCCGAGACCACGTTGTTGAGCGAATCGATCCGGCCGGGGAGCGCGGTGATGTCAGCGACGCTCCCCGTCGCGTGCGACGTCAAGAGGTTGAAATATTTGACCTCGTCGTTCTGCCGCTTAGCGACGGCGTAGATGCGCTCCTGGACGGCTTTCTTGTTCTTGTACATCCACGATCCGGCCTTGGCGTGGACCATCGCCGAGTACAGGGCTGCGAGGAGTCCCTTGTACCCGCCCAGCTCGTTCTTCTGGTCCGCCTTGACCTGGTTGAGCCACGGTATGAACTGCAGCTTCGGGACCGCCGCCGCTCCCTTAGCCGGGACCGGGCCGGTGACGGTCATCCCGGTCAGCCCGGTCAGCACCCCGATCCAGTGCTGCAGGTCGTGGGTCAGCGCCGGGTGGGAATGGGACAGGTCAATGTCTTTCGTCACCCGGAGCAGCAGGCTCAGCATGGAACGCAGGTGGCTGCGGCTGGCCGCCGACCCGGAATGGCTCAGCGTCGTGTTGTACGCGGACTGCTCGTTAGCCTGGTACCGCTTCAGGGTCCCCAGCTCGGAGGTGATCCCGGCCCGGTGCAGCGCCGTCCACGACCCTGCCTTGGCGTGCGCCAGGTCGTAGGTGTACGCGTTCCGGAGCCGCCCGTACCCGGTGTACTCCCGGTTCTGCGCGGACGCCATCTGCGACCCGAACGACCCCCCGGTGATCTTCCCCCCGGCCGCGAACCCCGGGACCAGTTTCACGTCACTCGCGGGGGAGAACATGTCAGACCGCTGCACCCGCGCGGGGGTCCGTGCGCTGGCACCGCCGACCTGCCCGCCGGCGGCGTACCAGTTGTTCGCGACCTCATGCGCCCACGCCGCCGCAGGGCTTCCGTAACGTCCCGAAATGTATGCGAGCCCCCAGCGGACCTGGTTGGCGTAGTCACCCAGATTGTAGGGATGCCCGTGCCCGAGGGACTGGGGGATGCCGTACGCCCCCGACGACGGATTGACGGCGTACGGGTTCCACCCGGATTCCTGGTTCCACAGGGCGAGCAGCGGTGGCCATTGCGCCATCGTCCACCCGTACGCCCACAGAATGGATTTGGCGTAGTTCTGCGCGGCCAGCGCCGACCCGTACGCTGCGGGTCCGGCCGCGTACCCGACACCCCCTGCCATCGCCGACTTCTGCTGCGCCACGTACTGCGCGAACGCTTTCGTCGCCGCCGCGGCGATGGTCGCGGTCGAATGGGCCGCGAACCCGGTGATCGCGTTCGTGGCCTCCTGCGGGAACGCCGGGTTCCCCTTGAGGTTCCCGGTGACCGGGGTGCCTACCTGGCCACCGGCGGCGAACCCGGGTAGCCTGCCGCGGAGGTGGTCGACCGCGCCCTGCTTCACCATCGACGTGGGGACGACGACCTCACCGGGCATCAGCATGGCCGCGACACTGTCCTTGCCGGGTGTCCCCCCGGAGATGAACCCGCCGGCGGCGTGGGGGGAGAAGTACGCGCCGGCGCTGATCTTGGTCCCGTTGACGTTGACGTACCCGTTCGCGTCGACGGTGATCCCGATGGTCTTCCCGTGCAGCGCGTCGACCGACGTCTGCAACCCGTCGACAAGGGTATTCGCTTCCTTCGCGGACAGCCCGGAGTTCTTCAGGTCCTGGACCAGCTGGGCCCGCGCGCTCTGGCCCGCCTGGGTCTTGTCGGTGTGGTTCTTGACCGCGTCGGCGAACTTGTTGATGTCCCCGTACGCGCCGGGGGCTTTCTGCAGGATCGCGTCGAGATGGTCCTGGAAGTTCTTCCGGGCCGGGCCACCCTGGTCGATGGCCTTCGTGTTCCCCTGAAGCTTGTCGGTCCCGGCCTGGATGATCGCGTTGGCGCTCTGCTGCGACCCGGTCAGCTGGACCAGGATGTCGGACAGGTGCTTGCGGTCAGCGAGCCCGCCCGCGGTCGCCTGCGTGCCACGCTGCACGTCGTCGGTGTACTTCTGCATCGCGGCCTGCAGCCCGACCGAGTTCTCGACCGCCTTCGCCATGTCTGCGGTCAGGTCCTGGGACAGGACGGTCCCGAGTTTCTGCGCGTCCTGGGACAGGTTGTAGAACCCGATCGCCGCGTTGTTCGAGTCGGTCTGCAACGCGGCCAGCGGGTCGTGAGTTTTCCCGGCCCAGTCCCGCAGCTGCTTCAGGTTGGTCGTCGCCGGGCCCCCGGCTTCCTGGGCCAGCGACGAGATTTCCGCCGCAGCGACCTTGCTGGTCCCGGCCAGCGGGATCAGCACCTGCACCGCGTCCTTGATCGCCTTGGTCTGCACCGCCGCAGGGGCCTGACTGGACCGCATCGCGTCGAACAGCTGCGCCGCGCTGGTGAACGTCGACTGGAAGTCCGACTGCAACTGCAATGAAGCGTCGGTGACCTTCTTCGACGTGGCCGTGAACCCGCTGCCCAGCCCGGTCATCCGCGCCCCGGCGACCCCCGCGTCCTGGCTGAACCGTTTGATGGTATTCGCGAAATCGAGGAACCCGGACACCGGGGCGGACACGGTCTTGGTGAAATAGTCGTACGCGGTGTTCAGCTGGTCGATCGACTTGACCTGATCCGCCCCCGCCACGGTCAGCGCATTCAGGTCCGACGCGAGCTGGTTCGCGCCCTGCCCCATCGCTGCGTACCCGTCGACCAGGCCCTGGATCTGCTGGATCGCGGTCGCCCACACCTTCGGGTCCTTGGACAGGAAGTCGGAGACCTTCACCCCGGCCAGAGCCGCCAGCGCCATCGCGCCGGCCAGCCCCTTCGTCCCGAACAGGCCCGCGATCTCCCCTACCCGCGCGGACTGCAGCAGCAGCTCCCCGGTCAGCTTCTTCTGCTCGTCGGACAGGTCCGCCGCGTCATGCGCGGTCCCCCCGTACGCCTTCCCCAGCGACGCGTACCGGCTTTCCGCTGCGTTACCCGAACCGGCCGCCTTGGTGAACTCGTCGTTCAGCTGCTTCTGGGTGTCCCGCAGTTTCTGGTTGGTCTGGGCTAGCGCCGACGCGGTCGTGTTGATCATGTTGAACACGGTGGCCGCGGCGACTGCCTTGTTCATCGAGTCGATGAACCGGTCGGTCGCGTCCCGAGCGGTGATGAACGCGACACCGAGCCCGATGATCACGGCCGCGCCGATGACCGCCCAGGTCCACGGGTTCGTGAACAGGGTGACGATCGACTTCCCGATGGTCTTGATCCGGCCGGGGAGGGCCTGCGCGGCGGTGGAAATGTCGTTGAAGTACGCCCTGAGACGCTCCCCGCCAGTGGCGTCCTTGGTCAGGCTCCTGACCTCTTTCCCGGCCAGGTTCGCCCCGACCGCCAGGTTCAGCATCCCCCGGACGGGTGAGAGGACCATTTTCACCAGCGCGGTCGTCGCAAGCCCCGCCCACAGGTAGATGCCGTGGAACGCGGCGACGATGGCGAGCAGGGGCACCGGCAGGTCCGCGACGACTTTCAGCAGCCCGGTGAACGCGGCGGTCACGGTGACGATCTTCTCGGCGATTCCGGTCTGCTCGGCGACCCGGATGAGCTGCGCGAGGACATGCCCGATGTTCTGCGCGATGATCCCGAGCTTCTGCAGCATGAACGTGCCGGTGTTCACGAACTTCGTGATGCCGTTCTGGCCGCCTTGCATATCGACGATGATCCGGGCGGCGAACCGGTCGAGCACAGCCCCGGTCCCCTCGGCGAGCTTGTCGAAGATGCCGAGCTGGTTGTGGGCCCCGCCGAGCGCGTCGCCGAGAAGCTGGAATACCTGGGGGCGGATCACCGACGCCATCTTGTCGAAGTGGTCAGTCAGCGGCGGGATCGTCTTCCCGGTTGCCTGGGAGACCGTGTTGACGTACTTCATGTGGTCGCCGATGCGGCCCAGCGTGTCCTGCGCCAGCACCGCCGCGGCCCCGAACGCTCCCAGCCCCGCAGTCAGCACGGTCAGCGCCGGGACAAAGATCGCGAGGAGTTCCACGACGGAGTCCAGCGCAATATGGAACCCCGACACGGACCGGGCCCCGGCGAACAGGGCCACCCTCGCGTTCAAGAGCCCGCCGAACCACCCTCCCCACGCCAGCCGCCCCTGGACTAGCCGGTCGTTCAGGTTCTCCACACCTTGGCCGAGCGCTTCGGTGCGGGTCAGGAGCCGTTGCAGTTCCGCCTCGGCGGACTTCATCGACGCCTCGTCGAGGGTGATCTTCCGGGTGCGGAACCGGGCGACCGCGGCTTCCATGTCCGCGATCCTCGACATGAACACCTTGTCGTCCAGCCCGGCTTTCAGCCCTTGCAGCGTCTTGCTGATGTAATCCAGGCCCGGGGTGATCTTCTCGTGGAAGAATTCAGCCTGCGCGGTCGCTTCGCGTTCCGCTTCAGTGACCTTCTCGATCGAGTCGGCCACCCGGAGAAACGCGGATTCCAGGTTCAGGACCTGCAGTTCACCCTGCTGCAGGTTCCGCGGGTTCAGCCTCATCTTGTTCAGGGTCTCGGCGGCGTTCCGGGCGGCGAGCTGCAACCGGGCGACCTGCACGAGCCCGTCGTGGGCCAGGTCCGGGTTGGCGCGCATCTCATCCAGCGCCTGCGCGATGACCCCGACCCGGGCGCGGAGGTCCTCCATCGCCGCGATCGCCTGGTTCTCGTTCAGGTGCAGGTCGATCTCCGGGTGGAGCAGCTGCAGCTGCGCCAGGAACGCGAGGATCTGCGCCGACGCCTTCTTGGTGTTCGCGTTGACCGGGATCTCGGCCTCAAGCCCCGCGATTGCCTTCTTCATCCCGGCCATGGCGGTCGCGCGGAACAGCGAAGCGTCAGCCTCGATCCCGACATACGCGGTGCCTAGCCGGCGTGCCATCGCAGCCCCCCTAAATGTCGCTGTCGTTCAGGGACCACAGCCCGGTGGTCAGGAACGGTTTCGGGGGGAACCCCGGGTGGAGCACCACACGGCCCATGTACCCGTTCGCGTATTCGGCTCCGATCGCGTCGGGGTTGTGCAGCGACCAGTCGCCGTGCGACACGATGATGTGGGGCCTGACGCCTTTCTCCAGGAAGAACACGGCGTACGACGCGGACACCTCACCTTGCTGCACGTCCCGGAGGGTCGCGCCCTGGCTGAAATCCGTGTCGATCGACCGGAGCGTCTCACCGGTCCGGACATGCACCGTCCCCCGGGCGACCTCCGCGGCCTTGTCGGTCAGCTTCCGGACCAGCCGGGACACCGGCCCGAACGGGTCACGCAGCCACACCCGGATCGCCGTCTCGTCCAGCACCACCTTGTTCCGCGCCATCAGCCGGTCTCCCCTTCGTCCCACTTCATGCCACGTTCCTCCATGTGCTCCCGCAGCTGGTCCAGCGCGCTCTTCTGCGCCGTCCCGTCGTCGTACAGCTCCTCGAGGAACATGTCGCGTCCCTCCTGGTCACGCCCGTCGAGCAGGATCACCAGGGCTAGGTTGCACGCTTCGCGCGGCGTGAGCCAGCGGATGCCCCGGCCGCACGCCCGGATCTGCTGCCCGTCGATCTCACCGAAGTTCGCCGCGATGAAGGCGAGGAGCCGGAAGGTGACCCGGTAGGGCGCGCCGAGATCACCTTGATCGCGTCGCCGACCACGTCGAGCAGCTCGTCCGCGTCCGCTTTGCATTCGACCGCCCAGTCTTCGAACGCGTCCCAGTCGCCGTGGTCCGCGACCAGGCAGTCCCTGTGTGTCGGGTCCCGCTGCGCCGATTTGCAGCCCGCGCACGTCCCGCACGGCCGGTCCGCGCCCTTGATCACGTCCCTGAGTATCTGGTACATCGCCGAGTAGGCCCGCTCGTCCGACGTCGACAGGTTCGCCGCATGGCTGAATTTCAGGAGCGGCATGAGGCCGACCTTCTCCGCTACGCGAAAATCACGCCCGGCGAGAGTCACTGTCTCGCCGGGCGCGATAACCTGCCCTGCCAGCTCGGTGTCCGTGCTGGCCTGCACGACGATAGCGTCGCGCTCAGACCCGTCACCCAGGTCCAAATCGTATGACTCTGTGCTCACCTTGTCCCATCCAGGGGTTGAGGGTTATCCTTGGGGAACCCTCTAGCACGGGTACACGCAGCGCCACCGGCTCAAGGGAAGCACGGTTCCCAAGGTTGCAACGGCCGGGGTGCTGCGTGCGTTCAGGATCAGGTACCCGCGATACCAGTTGACGGATACCGCTGAATGATCGTAGAAGCGTTCCAGGTCGACTTGAGGCCGACTGCTGCGCCGACACCGCCGGTCAGCGCGAAGTCCGGAAGAATGGTTCCGAAGAAGTACTGGCCAGGAGCGCTTCCCTGGACGCCGATGGTCGACGGGTAGAGGTAGAAGTTGCGGGAGAGCCCGTCTGTTGCGGCCACATACGTCTGGGCGGTGGCGGTGTCGTAGAACCCGGTGAAGTCACCCGACGCGTCCGGCAGGCCTGCGACGTAGATCAGGTTCGTGTCACCCATCGCGGTCACGTCGACCTTCGCGACAGTAAAATTTATCGACCAGTCGGTGAGGAACGCCATCGGGGTCGCGATCGCGCCGCCGGTGACGCCACCGCCGCCGGGACCGTTCACCGCGACATAGGCGATGCCGTTGCGGCCGTGAATTCGGGACATGCTTCAGCTCCTAACTGAGTGTCACGCCACCTTGGCGTAAACGGCTACTGCATGGGACAGGTAAGGTTTCGGTATGTGCACGTGCAAGGTCATCGGGCAGAGCGCCTGCCACTGTGCCGCGTGCCACGAGACATTCGGGTCGGTGTCCGCTTTTGACTGGCACCAAAAAATGTTCCCGCCGTACGGGCCGGTGTGCCTGGACCCGGAAAGCATCCACCGCCGCGACGGTTCGCAGGTCCTGTTCCGCGACGCGCGCGGGTACTGGCGTGAGCACCGCCCCGACCTGCCGCCCATCGCCGTCGTGATGAAGGGACGCCCGAAATTACGGGGCTGCGGGGCAGGCCGACAGGTTCTGCGCCGCGCCCGCCGAGTAAGGCAGCATGAAGTTCCACACCAGCGTCCCGACCCCCCGCCCCGTCGGGTCCAGGTACGCGAACGACCACGACCAGCCGCCCGGTGACAGGCCCGCGTTGTCGGTCGCGAGCAGCGGCACCGTCGCCCGGGGCGTCCCGGTAGACGGGATGGGCACCAGGGTCTGCGACGCGACGATGATCCCCCCGCCGGTCACCGTCGCGGACGGTGACAGGATCACCTGCCCGCCCTTGACCGGGTTCCCCGACCCGTCCGACATGTCCAGGGTCAGCGTCACGTAATTCAGCGCCACGACGTCACCTCCAGGGGGCTCTCAGGTGCTCTCCAGCAGGCTGAGGAGCCTCTTGGCGTGATTAGTGAAAGTCCGATCCTGGATGCTCTCCCGGGCTTTCTGGGCTGCGTACTCGCGATGGTCAGGATGCCCCAGCCACCAGCGCAGCTTCTCGGACGCCTCGTCCGGGCTGCGGAACGTGGGGAGCATCGCCAGCACCTCGTCACCCTCACCGCGGGGGTCCCGCAAGAAAAACAGGCCGCATGCCGCCATCTCCACCTCACGGGGGCCCATCGCCCACCCGCCGGTGACCTCCATGCCGTTTTCCCACTCACGCCGGTAGAAATTAATGCCCGCCTTCGCGTGCCTGTAAATCAGAGCGGTCTCCGTGTTGTCCACGCAGAGGTCGGTGTCGTGCCCGATGTACTTCCACAACGCGGAGTCAGCCTCGACGTCGGGCCAGAAACCGCCGAGCAGCACGTCCAGGCCATCCAGGTCCATCGCCTCGAAAAACTTGATCCGCGACTCGAACCCCGTGCCGACGAACGCGAGGTCGGCGGCCAGCGCCGGGTCCAGCTCGACCCCTTTCGGCCTCGGGAAGTGAACCGACGGGCGGTAGGCGTGGGGGAAATACTCGGCGTGCCCGTCGAGCTGCGCGAACCGGTCCAGCGAGATTGCGTCGTTGAGCACGTTGATGTCCGCGAACTGGGCCCGCTCCAGCTGGCTGTCATCCTGGTAGGGACACTCGGTGTGGAGGATGACGATCTTGTGGCGGCGCTGCCGGATGATGTGCAGCAGCCCGGGGCTCATCCAGAACCCCGACACGAACAGGACGACGTCTGGCCAGAACGTGTAGAGGGCGTGACTGAGCCCCTGCAGCGCGGCGTAGATGGCCTGGTCGTCGGTCATGGCCCGGCGCATCTCCGGGCGGCCTTCGGCGTCTTCTTCACCGGTCGCGATCATCGCATGACCGTAGAAGCAGAGGCGATCGTCCAGGTTGTACGACTGAACGTCCGCGCCGAGCCGCTCGAGGGCCTCCGACCAGCCCGCCCACACATCCGCGACCGAGAAGTTAGGACCGGGATGCACCATGAGAATCCGCACACCCTGATACTAACGGGCGCTGTCTCACCCGCGCCCTGACGTCGATGTCCCCGTCTGGTATCGGCGGTGGCGGCGGTGCCGCGTATCCCGGTTTGGCGAGGAACCGGAGCAGCCGGTGGTGGTTGAGCCGCGCGGTCTCGGTGAGCGCCAGGTTCATCATCTCGGTCTGCCGCCTGGGCTGCAGCTGTGCCCACCAGTCCTCGTCGTAGCTGACCCACCAGAACCCGCATTCGCAGTGCTGTGCCAGCAGCACCGGGCTAGGCAGCCACGTCCCGGCGGGTCGCATCAGCCCACCGCAGGGTTCCAGGTGGAGGCAGCCGAACATGAGATGCCGGGAGCACAGGCAGTACGGGCACTGGTTCCGGTACTCGTACGTGTACAACCCGCTGTCCATGAAGTAAACGTCACGACCGCACGCGTCGCAGGTGAACTGGATGTCAGGGACGGACGGCGACACCGGCGAACACCAGCAGGTCAGCGATTGTGAACTGGCCTGCTGCGGGGGCGATCGGGGGTCCGGGCTGCCACTGCCTGCCAGTCGCGGAGTTGTCGTGCAGGAGCCCGCCGGGGTCAGCGGCGATCGCACCGGTGAACACGTCCCCGACCAGACGGCCGCCCACGGTCCCGAGTTTCGTGCCGCCCTGCATCTCCGACTCCCGCAGGACGTAATACCAGAGAGGAGTTCCGCTGGCGAACCCGGCGGTGATGGATGAGGAGTCGACGCTGTCGGGCAGCGCATCCGCAGGGCTGATAACGGGGACGCCGAGGGCGGCGGCGACATCCTGCCCGGATGGAAGGCCGTAGAAGAACCCTCTCAGCAGGTTCCGGAACGGGAGGATGTTCGACCCGGCGTTCTCCGCGCCCTGCAATCCCCCGATCGGGAGGGTGAACAGCCCCGACGAGATGAGCGTGTCGACGAACCGGGGGAAGTTGAAGTGGGCCGTGTTCTCAGGCCGCATCAGCGCCTTATCGAAATTGCCCCAGTCAATCTGCCGTCCGGCGGGCAGCGGCCGGCCGCCGTGCAGGTCCGCAGCAGTGCCGTTGAACACCTGCAGCTTGCCCGTGGTGGTGGTGACCTCGTACGCCTTCCGCACGATGCTGTGCCCGAACCGGTACGCCGCGACCGAGACTTCCATCGGGACGAGGATCCGGTTCGGATTTCCGGGCTTGTAGAACGAGGGGAGCGTGCTGTTGATGAACCCGTCGGTAACATCCTGGCCGATGATCTCCGGGAGGAACTCGTGCAGGACCACCCATTGGTAATAGCGGCGGACGACGGCCGCCACTTCGTCCCACTTCGCACCGCTCATCGTCGCGGCGACAGCGTTGTGGAACCGGAGGAGCGCGACGTGAACCTGGGAGATGATCTCGTTCTCGTCGTTGCGGTGCTCCACCAGGATCGCGGACCCGTCCGCGTTGCGGGGGAGGTCACGGACGCCGTTGCCGTTGTCCTCCTGGATGCGGAACGTGACACCGTCTTGGTTGTATAGCTGCGGTGACACCGATGGTCCGCCGCCGTATACGGATGACAGGTCGAACCGGAACGTCTCGAAGTTGAAAACGTTGGTCCCGTCGGGACGGGTCAGCAGGTTCTGGTTGTCCCGCCCGAACGGCTCGGTCGGCTGCGGTTCCAGGTCGAGATACAGGTCATGGTCGATGAACTGGCCGAAGTAGGTGAGCACCGACCCGAGCGCGCCTGTGTTGTCCCGGTTACCGGGCCCGGCGGTGACGTTCGGGTCGAGCAGGCTCAGGGCCAGCGCGTTCAGGTCCGCTACCGACGCGGCCATGTCCGGGTCAGGACGGAACGCGGCCAGCGTCGGGAACATCACCCCCAGCGCGCTGTTCCCCTTCGGGTCACCCGTCGCGACCAGGTCCTGCTTGCTGGGGTCACCGGGGTTGCTCTTCTTCGGCAGCGGCTGGGCCAGCGCACGCCCGCCGCCGTCCAGCAGGGTGATCCCGGCTGCTGCCAGTCCGGCAGCGGTCATGAACCCGCGGCGTGAGAGATGAAAATCGTTGTCAGGCATGGGGAGTGCCTCTCATCCGTGGGCTCCGGCCTGGACCAGGAACGACGCCCCGATATAACTTTGGCCTGCGTATTCGATGATTCCGTATTGCTGAACCCCGACCGTGACCGCGTACGAGCAGGTGCCGCCGAGAGTCGGGTCAGAGTTGACGGCACTGTTGATGCTCTTAGGCCCGTGGGAGGCGAGGAACGCGTCAAGGTTCCGCTGCCCATACTCTTCGTTGGCGGCGGACAGGAGCACGACGACCAGTAGGTTGAGGTCGACCTCGCCGTCCAGGGTCTCCCCGTACGTGATCGCCGGACGGCC